AAATTTTTTAGACTAAACTTTTTTGACAAGTATCATTTGTTGAGTCTATTTTCTCAAATAACTAGAGTGAATTCAATATACGCACTATGGTGCGTTTACGGAGTACCGGGCGGTTTTTATTGCTTAGTATTCTTCGTTATCACCATTTTCATAGTGGAAAGTAGAAGAATAGTTTTCTGTACTAGATAATGATTGCCTATACTCTTCAGCAATCATAGTTCTATTGAATTCAGCAGTTGGCTCTATTTCGGTCACCAATGTTTCAAGTTCATCAATTGTTGTATAGAAAAATTCTTTCCTCATATTGACTTTATTTACTCGCTTTTCATTTAAGATATTATGTAATTTACTTTCAAGTCCAACAGCATCGTCTGAGAAAATAAAACTATGAACATCAAACTTAAACGGCACAGAAGCATCTCCTAGTTCGTTTACCCTATCTTGAGGATTCAGACGTCTTGTCATACCTATTTTGAATATATTTTCACCAAACGAACCAAGATTACTTATTACGTACACATTTCCAGCTTTTCCATTTGCAAGAGTGGAAATTTCTTCTTTTTTAATCACAACATCAGCAAGCTGAGATTGAAGCTCAAGTATTCTTGCTTTAAGTTTTTCAAGTTCACCATCTTTAGCAGAGGATAGTTGTTCTGTAATCTTGTTTATTTCGTTTGTATATTTTTCTTCTTCGCGTTCCACTTTTTTGCGTTCCGCCTCTAGTGCTTTGCGTTCTTCTGCTTCTTGACGCATTTGCTCGCGAAGAGCTAACTGTTCTTGTCTTGCTTGTTCTTTTTTTACATAGTAATTATATTCGATTTTAACAGCGTTGATGAAAAGATACTCTATTTCGCCGATAAACTTTGTAAGGGTTCCGGCGATACTTTGATTTCCATCTGCGGCGATTTTTAAATATTTTTTTGTGACAGCTTTAACGTCATCTGTAGATTTTTCTAGTTTTTCATATTTTAAGTTATAGAGAATATTCTGCAATTCAGCACGTAAAGCAATGACCATTAATTTATAAATTGCTTGATTAGCTTTTGTTGTGTACCTAGCAGAGTATTTTTCAAGAATGGAATTTATTTGTTTGTCGTTTTCTCTATAGGCTTTCCTCAAATCTTTTACATCCATACAATGTAATTTTAGGATTACAGATGGACTAAATTCTTCGATATCTTCAATATCTTCAGACTTTAATTTTATAGCTGATTGGGCAGGTTCGTAATTCAAGAATTCTCTTAAAACATAATCAACTGCTTTAACTAATTCCTTAGAACGTGAAAGCTTATTTGTCTGAGTTTTTACTTGCTTTATCAATTTTGAAAGTTCGGCTGAGCGTTGAGATGTTAAATTATTTAATTCAATTTCTCTATTTGACAAATCTTCACAATGTTGTTTCAATGCTGAAATACGATTTTCCAAAATGGATTCGTTTGTTTTTTTTATATTTTCGAATTCTATTTCAAATTCGGAAATCTTATTTTTGTGTTCCTGTTCAGCTGATGAAATCATTTCTTTTATTTTGTAATAGTCATAAGCACCCATTTCAGATAATTTATTGTTTAATGAACGATTTTCTTCACAGAGCTTTGAGTTAGCAGTTTTAAGACTAGATATTTCTTCTTTGAATTGTTTGATTTTGAAAATATCACTTATTCCCATAAGAATCTTCCTTTCTTTTTAACTTACATCTTTAGGGTAACCAGCCCTTTATATATAACGCCGTAGCGGTTATATCAATTAAAATCTTTCATCCTTAACTCAATCATCTTTTTATGATATCCAAACAATCTGGAAAACTGCTCAGCAGTAAAATCCAGATGTTCTTCAATATCAGAATCTTGGATAAGGAGATTTAAAGCGAAGCGGTCAGCTTCTATTTCAAATTTATTTGTTACAAAATTTGTTCTTGTGTCCATAAATATTGCATTACTGTCTTTATGCAGAAACAAGTGCCCCAACTCATGAGCAATCACAAAAATAAAATCTTGCTCGGAAAGTCGTTCGTCTACATAAATAATATGATTACGTTGAAAGTAATGATAAAATCCGCGAACGCCATCTAGTGGATAGCGAACAATGATGCAACCAATTCTTTCTGCAATTTCGAGTGGATTCCGTGTACCATATTTTTGGACAATCTGATTCACTCGTTTTTTGATATTCATAATTATCAATCCTTTTTATATTTTTTAGGTGTGTACTTTTCCTTGTTTTTCTGCTTAGCCATTTCCATTCCAATTTTCATGGCAGACAATATGGAATCAATCGCTTCTGGTGTAGCTGGGTTTCCATCAAACATTAAACCATCTTGCTTAAGCAATGCTTCTGTATCACTTAGAATGGCTTCTATTTGTTTAGCATCTCTTTTCGTGAGAGATGGTTTATCTTCAGCTGTGTCGTTTCCATAAAAATAAGATAAAGGAACCTCGAAATAGTCGCATATTTTTTCGATTTTATCTTTTTTAGGTTCGCTCTTACCATTTTTCCAGTCAGAAAGAGTAGCTGTGGATATACCGGTTTCTTTGTGAACCCTATATGGGGTTACATTATTTTCTTTTAAAAGTGTTTCAAATTTTTCATACATGTTACGCCTCCAAAATAAAACGGAAAAATTTCACAATTCGGTATTGACTATGAAAGAAAACCGTGATATATTAGAGATACGAAAGAAAACCGTGATATAAAACGGATTTCGTATCTCGGAAATATGTTTTAATCTAGCTGGTAACTTGACTATATCATATTTCCGATATATTTTCAATATTTTATCACGGAAAGGTGGTGCAAAAGTGTACAAAAAATTCGCAGAGTTGTTGGGAAAAACTAACAAAACAATTTATAGGGTTGCAAAGGATACTGGTATCGCAACGGCTACTTTATATGATTGGAGAGATGGGATAAGTACTCCAAAAGTAGACAAGCTAAAAATCCTAGCAGATTACTTCGATGTATCAGTAGATTATTTCTTAGAGTAGGAGAAAGAAAGGAGAGTGATGGAGATGAAAGCAAAGAATCTTGACAGTGTTTCTAAAGAGGAAAAGAAAGCAACCTTAAGTAACACCATATCTCGGTGTATGATTGAAAACCACATGACATTGGAAAATTTGGATGAAGCATGTGAGATTGTGAGAGAAATTTATAAAAAGAATGCTACGATGAAAGGCTGACAAGAAGCCAGCCCATCATTATCCATTATGGCATGAATGACAACAGAAATAACAGCCATCGAAATCTTTATATGGATGTTCACGTTTTACCGCTTGGATAGCATCTTTGCAATTATCGAAATAGCCGATGTAGGTTCGATTTGCAATAGACGGACAGAAGGTACATTCTTCTGTATGAACTTCATGGCGACCATGTTCATCTGTATTGTCATTGAAGTAATAAAATTGCATATAGTTCACTCCTTTCATAATTATTCCGACTGGTACTCGGTAATTAAAGTATAGGAGATAACAAAACAAAGAGCAATGAGGTGTAACAAAATGACATGCAATGATTGCAGAAAGAAAAAGAGGTGCATAGAGAGTATCAGAATGTATCCGTGCACTGAATTTAGAAGAAAGCGAGGTGGCAAATGTGAGCGAAATCATACAAGCACCAGCAATCGCAAAGATAGTAGGGTGTAGCGTAAATCAAGTCCGTTACAACATTAAAAATGGATTTTGGAAGTTTGGGCGAGTTACAAAGACTGGACAAGCGAAACATCGCTACGAATCTACGATAACGGAAGTAGCAAGGTATATCGGTATTAGTAGAGAAGAAGCGATAAAGCGATTAGAAGGAGGTGATACATAGTGAACTGGAACAGAAGAAAAGCACTCCCTGATTGGGAGAAAAGAAGAATCCGAAACAGACATGAGAAATATTTGCGTAAGGAGAAGAGATCAGCTTGCGTAATGGCTCTTTTGGTACTGGCGATAATTGTCGTCGGGATTGTAGGGCAGATGATTTTGGTAGGAGGTGTGTAGCTATGGAAGAAATCAAGGTGATGCAGTTCGAACGCTCGGATGTGTTAAGACAGAGAAGATTGAAGAATCAGTTGGCAGTAAAAGAGTTTCGAGATGAGTTGCTGTTTCGAAGAGTGATGACAGGCGGTGTGATGGTGATACTCACAATGCTAGGGGTTTTAGTTGGAGAAATTACAGCAGCATCAATTTTACTATAAGAAAGAGCACCCACATGAGCCGGCAAGCTCGGGTACTCAACAAATTAGACAATTTAAGTTTAGAAGATTTTGGGAGGAAAGTCAATGGAAGAAAAGAAATATGAATTGTCATTAAGTGATATTAAGATGCTCATCGTACTGGGAGTGAGTGCTGTATGTGATGAACGTGGGCTTAATGACGAAAAGTCTATTATTGTAGTTACTATAGCGTCTGATATTTGTAAAAAAATCCATGCACATTTAACAGGGGATTGTGAATTTACAAAAGAAGAAATCGATACCTACAACGCAGTAATGGCCTTAACTAATCATCTTTTGGGATTGTAAAAAAGGAGTGGAAATCAATGGAACAGTTAGAAGGAACGGTAACAATGCCGCTTATTACATATCAGAAACTTAGAAATGATACGAGTCAAATTTTTGATTCGCACGGTACCGCTTACAGAACGAATGATGAGAAAAGCGGGATTTGGCTCTATTTGAATCAAGAAAAACTCTTTGACCTTGCGTGGGAAGAGATGATCAGACGTGGCATAGATGTATCAAAGTACGACAAGGAGAAAGCAACGTACGAGCATGGATTTGTCAAGTTCGGGTTTAAAGAGAGTCAGGTCGATGTAAATGCATAAGTATGTATGCCAAAGTTGCGGGGCAAATTTGGACCCGGGCGAGAAGTGTGACTGCACGGAAAAGCGCAAGGAGGCAGAAAATCTACGTAAGCAGCTGTTTGTGCAGGAAAAAGACGGACAATTTGCATTAAAGGAGTTGATTGCATGTACATAGGTATTGCCGGACAAGAGAAAGGAACATGCATAAATGATTGTGACGCTTATCAATATGCATTAGAGCAGATGCAATGGGATGAGGAATTACAAAAAGAGTTTGTTGAGTGGTTTTACTCGGGAAACTATATACACGAGGAGGAAGGAAATGCTTAAAAGTTATGATGAGCTTAGAAAAATAGATGTGAAGCCATATTGTGAGAAACGAGATGGGCTACTGTATCTGAATTGGGCAATGTGTATTGACTTACTCAGAAAAAATGGGGCGACAAAAGTGGAATGGGGAGCGATACCTGATGAAAAGACAGGTTGCAGTCTAAGAATGACCGATACTGTTTTTACAGATTCCAAAGGGAATACAAACCGATGTTACGAGACGCGCATACGAGTATTAATTGATAATAATGTATACGAGATGCAGACCCCAGTGATGAATGGGGCGAGTCCGGTCAAAGACAACTCAATGTCGCAACAGAGAGTGTGGAACAGTATGTGTAGAGCGTTTGTAAAGTGTGTTGCTATTAATACCGGATTAGGTTTCGATTTATGGCTAAAAGAAGAATATGACAAGATGGAAGCGCAAATCCCGGAAACAGCGGATAACCAAGCATCCGCGGCAAAAATAAAAACATTGGAAAAGCTGTGTATTTCCCACGGCATCGATTTGGATGCATGGATTTGTGGAAATGGAAGGACGCGTGAGACCTTAACCGAAGGAGAAGCGGCAAAGATGCTGAATG